ATCGTGTAGGTGATGCCAGACGCCGTGCCGCTGGTGACGGTAATCGACGTGCCTTCCATCAGGTAGATGGCGGTCGTCTTGTCGGTCACGATCAGCGATGCGTCAGCCGGAACCGAGACTGTCGAGACAATCGGATATGCCGTGCCACCTGACGGAGCCGAGCCCTGTGCCACAGCGCCGTTGCTGTAGATCGACACTGTGGTGTCAACCGCAGACGTGCCGTTGACGTTGGCTGCAACGATCTGGTTGATCTTGAAGACCGTGCCAGAAGCGGCAGCATTTGGGACTAGAACAACCGCTGCGGTGCCGCTGGGCGTGTAGTAGGTTGTTGTGCCGAGGATAGATGTTACGTTAACAATGTTTGGGTTGGCCATGACAGCTCCTTACAAACCGAAGATGATAGAGAAAGCGACTGCTTGGCCTTTGGTCGCACTGCTCGTGGCTGAATTGCTCGCCAGCAATTTTACGGTCCCTGCGGCGTTTTTAAAATACAACTTTTCATCAGTTGTATTGATCGCAAGTTCACCTGCAGAAAGATCAGCCGCCAAAGGCACAGCTGCGGCTGTCGTTGTGCGGTAGAGTTGGATCGGGGTAAATCCTGTCTGTGCCATAATCTTACCTCAGATTTTCAAGTTTGTAGAGCGTGGTCATGTGAAGAGCCGTCAGCTCATCTACGATGTTCTCAAGAGCGGGAATGTTTCCTGCGATGTTGCTTCTATTTTCGTTAATCCAAAGTATCTGGTCTTTTATTTCGGAGGCAACATCTTTCTTCTCGCCCTCGATCTTTTCAACGATGCCAAATACGCCTTGATAGGCTTCAATCAGCTTATCAAGATCGTCGATGACGTCTTCGTAAAAGTGACCGAGGGCTTTGTGCTCCGAGTAGGACTTCGTCTTCCAGTGAGCAATGTGGGCTGCATCCCGAAGCTTGAAAGTCTTCTCAATTAGCTCTTCGATCATTAGAATGTTCCTCCGGAGATACCGCCAGGGACTTTTAGCACTGTGCCGTCAAATGTCAGTGCTGAACCCATTGTCAGTTGATTCGCGGCATTTTGATAAGCCACGCCATAAGACGTCCCGTTCAGCGCGTACAACTCTGTGATGTCACTGTTAGTGCCTGATTTAGCTGCAACTAGGTTTGTCCTAGCATCATTAGCGTTTACGGCTCCAGTACCGCCATTGGCGACAGCAAGAGTTCCAGCGAGCGTTACGGCGCCACTAGTTGCGCCTGAAGGCGTCAGACCCGTAGTGCCCGCGCTGAAAGTTGTAACACCCCCAGCAGGTGCCGCCGCCCATGACGCTGTGGTCCCATTAGAGGTTAGCAAGTAGCCATTGGAACCAATCGCCAACCGGCTTGCCGTGTTGACACCAGTTCCAATTATCAAGTCACCAGTCGTGGTGATAGGCGACAAAGCATTGAAAGCTGTTGAAGCTGTTGTCTGGCCTGTACCACCGGAGGCGATCGCCAAAGTCGCAGACAACCCAGCGGCTGTGCCGGTTGTGTTTTGGTTCAAGGTAGGCACATCAGCAACTTGTATGGTGTTCATCACCACATTTGTGCCGTTGCCTCGCAAGTAAGATCCGCTTGTTACCGCACCCGCAAAAGCATTCATAGCCGCTTGAGCAGTGGTTTGACCTGTGCCGCCGTTGGAAATTACTAAAGTCCCAGCCAGGGTGATCGCACCAGAAGTTGCGGTGCTAGGCGTAAACCCAGTAGTGCCTGCATCGAATGTCGTTACACCACCAGCGGCGCCGCTCGAAGCCAAAGTAATTCGGCCCTGCTGGTCAACCGTCACATTCGCATTTGTATAAGCTCCTGGCGTTACCGCTGTGTTAGCCAGAGATATTGTGCCGGTAGAAGTAATCGGGCCGCCCGTGAGGCCGGTGCCTGTCGCGACCGAAGTGACGCTAGTGAAGCCCGCAGTTGTGGCGCTGGTAATTACACCCTTGGCGTTTACCGTGATAACTGGGATCGCAGAGGAAGAGCCATAGGTGTTTGCAGTGACGCCAGAGGCCGGAAGATCCGCATTGACCAAGGAGCGAAAAGAAGTTGGAGCCGCCGGACCCGCTGTTGGGCCTGCGTAGACCACATTTGCGGCTTGATCTACCACCAACAACGCAGAGCCCCACGTAGGAGCCCCAGCACCGCCAGAGACCAACACTTGGCCAGCAAGCCCAACAGGCCCAATGTACAGGCCGTCAGCGCCAGACCAAACAATGGCTCCGGCTGCAGCTACCAAACTTTTTGCCGTACCACCGCTGTTTAGGCCGAGGATTCCGTCAACCTCATCATCTAATGCCAGATTGACTGCAGGATGCTTGTGGTCGGCACGGGAGATGTTGGTCGATGAGCCAGCAGATCCTGTTTGGAATCCTGACTGCGGCGTCGCACTAGACAAGTTAGCCGTCAGAGTGACGTTGGCGCTCAACGCTCCGCCGCCGCTCAGGCCAGATCCGGCGATGACTTGGGTCGTGGTAGGTACATAGCCAGATATGGTCGCCGGAATAGACGTCGCGGCCATTACTCGACCCGTCGAGTCAACCGTAAAAACCGGGATGTTAGTTGAATTCCCGTATGTGCCTGGCGTTACACCGCTGGAGGCAAGCTGCGTCGTCCCCACACCGCCGTTTGCTATGCTAAGTGTGACGTTACTAGAAAGTGCGCCGCCGCCCGTCATGCCCGTTCCGGCAATGACTTGCGTCGTGTTTGGGACGCCAGCAACAGACAAAAGGTCGCCTACGCGGATTTGATAATTGTTGCCCTGATAGACAATCATCATCAAGCTGTTTTCGTCGGCAACCGGCGCGATGGGCAGCTGGGTCAGGCGTGTCGGGATTAGATTGCTGGGGACATCAACCATTTAAAACTCCAGATACCCGTTGCCATCTTCGGTAATAATAAACTCATCTCCAGCTTCTTGAATCAACCCAGCCGGGTGCGTGTTTATCGGAGTGTCTGGCCGAACGAACGGAAGAACAATCTGATCCGGAGCCCGAGGAGCAAGCCTGTATGGATCGTACTGATCTTTGTCTGCCTCGCAAACCATTAACCCCGGATAGTTCGGATCAGGCGAAAGCGCGGAAAGAAACATCTTGCGAGAGCAACGCGCACATATCCCAATGCCATAGGTCGATTGGCCTGTCGGATCAAGATATAAAGCATTGCTCATCGAGTATAAACTCCAATTCCAGGATTGATCTGAATTGGCGAACCGTCATTGTCTCCGTCCCATGCGCGCTGCATGCTGATGGCTTGGCGCTGCTCAAGGGCAGGGATTAGGTTGATGTCAACAGCGGCAGTTTCCGCAGCGACCTTTGACGCTAGGCCGTCGATGATTGCCTGAAGCCAGCGTTGCGGAACCTCAACATCCTGCTGAAGGTTCTGGGTGTCCATTATTTGACGGTGGCGCCATAGGATCAACTGGGCTTGCTCAGCCGCAGGGAAGGGCGCAGGCCATATGTAGACGACCGGAACCGGCAGATCCCTCTGATAATAGAAGTTGCTCGGTCGACCGGGGAAAACCTTGTTGCTTTGATTGACGTAATTGTCTCGGTTTAACTGCCCAAGAGGAATCTCGTTAGGCATGTTGCCGAGAGAAATCACTGCATAATTGATCGGGCTGGCCGATGTAATGCGGAAGTAAGGATAGGCGAGAGCGCCAGAGATGTCGGTCCAGGTAATCTCACCCGCCGCCGCGACGACAGACGAAGTCCCAACTGTAACCCAGACAGTTCCGTTAGTGCTGACCTGAAATGTAACCGGAACAGAGACTGCTGACCACTCAATCCCAACAGTATCGACCACCGTCTGAGAAGAGAACGAAACTGTGTAGACCGTCGATGTCGAAACAACTGTCCCAGTCACAGGCTGAAGCGTCCGGTAGTTGAGGTTCAGAACATCGACCGTGCCCAGAGGGAGCTCTACGACCGGCTGGTTCTGGTACATCGGGAGGATTAGCTTCTCAATGCACCAACTCGGAGTCTTGATGTTCGCCATTTCTGACAGGAGCAAATACAGAGAATCAAGCGCGTAGGATTGCATCTCGGCTGTGATTGCTTGAGCCGGTAAACGACAGCGTCTGAAGGCGTGGTCAACCACCTTCAGCGCGTTAAACGTCGTATTACCGATGCTGTCAGAATAGGCCATGCTGACTCCGGGTTGGGATTGGTGTTAGCAGCTTCCCTTAGCCATTCCGCCTTTGGCTTTCTTCTCAAACATCGGCTTGGAAGAATGAGCAGGGACGCCACCGCGAGACTTCTTAGTCATCTGGCCGCCCATGTTCATTTTTGAATAGCCGTCATCCTTCATCATCTTGCCGCCCATGTTCATCTTTGCATGGCCGCCCTTGTTCATCATCGTCATCTCATTCGGCAATGCCGGTGCGGTGCTCCGCATTGTTTCGCCGGGGTTCTTGTTGCCCATTACACCAAGGGCGCCGCGATTGCGCAGCATACCCATAGGGGCTGCGGGTGCCTTAACAGTCTGACGCTTAACCATTTCGTCGCGCATCATGCGCGGAGTTTCCATGGACTCGCGCTTGACCATCGCCTTGCGGCTGGGGTACTTGCCGCCATCTTTCATCCCGGCGCTTTTGTCGGAAGTAAAGGTGAAATCTTTAACTTTTCCTACGGTCATGATCTTACCTCAAGCGGTTGCATAAGTTTTGATGCACTCAAGAACGATGGTGTAC